CTTCTTCCATTTGTTCCATCTCTTCTTCGGTCTGCATTAGCACATTNCGACGAACCCAGGCGCTTGAATAGTATTTACCAATNTANGGATCAATCTGNTGNANCATTCCCATTCGNTTCATCATNANCTCAGCATCNTTNAGCTCNGTNAAATGNTTATCNCGCATGAAGTCNAANCGNACNTGAGAGATAAAATCATCCCATTCTTCGGCGTTGATGATGCCCTTGGTAATTAGTTGAATACGCAGAGCGTCTTTAAAGATCCCCGAAAACTTTTTACGAAGTCGATCAATAAATTTCTGAAATTTTAGTTCTTCTCGAGTGATCTCAGTTGATCGCCCAAGTGTGAAACCCTGTTGGGGTTGAAGACGCCCTAATGGCACCTTAAGTGATTGATAAAGTTTGTTTTGGAAGTAACTGATATCGGAAATCTCTGACACATTACTTGCACCCGGCAGAGTAGTAATCTCTGTACCAGTACCATTGCCGCGCCGAGGCATCCATAGATCCTCTTGCATCGAGAGATGATGTCGCTGGTCCATCATTTCCCCAGTGCTATGATTATAGACCATCTTATTTCTGAACTTATTCATCATCTCGGTGATATGTTGTTCAGCTTTCAGTTTTGGCAAGTTACCAACATCAACATAGAAAATGCGCCGCTCAGGTGCTCGAGTAATCCGATAGATCACTACAGCATCTTCCATCATTTTCAATTGGTTCACCGGCTTAATTGCAGTATGGAGATAGCTCAACACAACATTGGTATTAGCATCAACCAAACCAGATGTACAGCAAATCACCGAGTCAAGAGACAACTTGATACCCTGAGTGGTATCTTGTCCAATACCCTTATCATTATAGAGATAGTATTCTTCAAGGACAGTTGTTACTTCAACACCCTGTTCATTCTTTTTCTTCTCGACATTCTTAATTCGCTTGATCTTGCGTGGATCAATATAGCGAAGTTCGACGATACCGTTCTTGATATTCTTTTCATTCAGAACAATATGGAAATAAATTCGTCCGTCGACATACCATTGACGGAAAAGATCATGACCGCGATCATCAAACTTATATAGTTTCAGAATCTGATCAAATTCTTCAGTGATCTTGTCTTTTACAGCTTTTGATAATCCAGACAAACTATCAAGTACAATTGAAACGGCTGGCTTTGTGGGATCTGCAACAATTGCTTCATTTACAATTTCATCAATAGCGATATCGCAATCGGAGTACATTGCCGTATCGCGATATCGCCTGATGAGTTCATACTCATTCTTAATGACACCTTCTAGGTCGATTACAAGACCATAGTAACCAGACGCTGAGCTAACGAGTGCTGATCCATCATCGGATGTCGGACCAACCACACTCGCTACAGCTTGCTGTTGTTTCTTTCTTGTAATCTGAAAACCAAAGATAGATGCCATTACGATTCCTCAATTAAACTTCTATTAAACGTCACTTGCAATGAAGTAGTTATACACGAATGTCACGTCAAACTGTTCAATTCGAGCATTATCTTCATAGTCCAGACCAATTGCGCCAATCGAGACTGGATATGCATCAAAGAAACGATATTCTTTGATGACCTGATCATTACGGTCTAGCTGATAGACACTCATGTCAGTCTGATAAATTAGTGGCTGGGTAAAGCCGTTAGTGGCATCGTAGTTAACAATACCATTTGACCAAGTTTCGAATGCATTGCGGATATTGAAATTGGTTTCATTATAGACTGTTACAGACCATGGTTGGAAAGTTCGCTCGCCGGCAAAGTGAACTGGTCGGCCACGATAATATGTGGTGATATCGTCTACGTTTGAAGCGGGTAGTAATGAAGACCGGCAAAGGAATTCCGCGGATTGTGCTGCAACTGTTCCAGCAGCTCCAACAAATGCTGGAAATGTCAGCTTGACTCTAAACTGATTTGGGCGTGCTCCGCCCTGGGTGATTTGACTCTTAAATGCACTAATATTAGCCATTTATTTCTCCTAATAGATCGATAAACCTTAATAGGTTAACGATGTTAAAAATTACATATATTATTTATCAATGTGTATGTTTTGACGCCGCAATCCCAAATTCGTCTATATCCTATATCAAGCATTAAGTCAAATGACTCTTTATCATAGCTATCTTCAAACTTATGTTTATGCAATTGATCTATAGGGCAATACAGATTATTAGATGGAATATACCAATATCGAGGGTGTTGAATTTTGGTTAATTCAAATCCAACTTTTTTATACACATCATCATCAGACCATCTGCGGTCAGCATGAGTGATAATCCGAGTGGTTGAATAGCGTTTAATAAAAAATTTCAACAATTTCGAAAAACCGCCAATAACCGTGACATAACACTTAGAAGCAAATCTTATCAATTCATAAAAATCATTGGGCTTTTTGGAAAAAGCCATTGCAGCAACCAATTGATCATCGTGAAATAGACCCATAGTATAATCAGCTTTAATGTAACCTTCTAAGTGATTATCATTCATAAACGCCTTATATGTGTCATCATCTATTATACGGATATCACATAATCTGGAATGGATCTTCTCTGTCTTATTGCATTTTGATAAGATCGTCGATTTCCAAATGTCCTGTTTTTGAAGCCATTCATTTTCAAATATGTGCAATAATTCAATTCCTAAATTTTCACACATTATAGTTTTGCATAAATGCTTATCATATTTCTCGTCTGCATAATTATTAAATCTACTAGTTTTAGATTTTCCATAACTATGCCACATTAGACCGTTAAATTCTATTGCAATATTATAGTTTGGTAAAAATAGATCTGTACGTGTTACACCGTTTTTATATTTATGAATCGGATATTGCTGTACGGTATCGATTCCATTGGCTTCTAAAAAATTCTTTATTTCAAACTCATATGACGATATCGTTCTAGGATAACAATATTGACACAATTTAGTTAAATCACTATTAATTCTGCCATTATTAAAACGCCTTTCAAATGTATGACCACGCTGGCACATTAATGTGAATGTGTTTTGAATACTATTTGGTCTATGAACAATTGTGTAACCGGCCATGATTAACAAATCGACTGCGTTTTTCAATGCATTTTGCGATTTGGCCATGGCCCCTCCACACCTTTGACAATATTTTGAAAAACCGTTCTCAATGCTCAAAAATCTAGTTTCCGCTGCACACTTTTCACAATACCCCTGTCCATATAAAATTTTAGCGATTTTATATGATATGCGACCGTGTGGTTCATAATAAAAGAGACTTTCTTTTACACCGGGAATTTTGTATAATACATTTTGTATAACATATTGTGTATAAGTTTCAACGCATATATGTTTATTTAAAATTTCTCTTAACGATTCATATTCTAATATGGGAGCGGGCGTAAAATTTTTATTTCTATTATTAATAGTTTCATTGAATTTTTCAATTCTAGCTTTTATTTCATTCCTTTTGCGTGGTGAATTCTTGTATCCATCGCATGTGCATACCTTTTTGAATAATTCGTGTTTGTGTGGCGAATATCTCAAATATACATGACAAAACTCACACTTCTCATGTTCAGTTATTTTCAATTGAAGACATCTCAATCTTTGTGATATCGTCGGTTCATTTTGTAAGAATGATGTTAAATCGATGATATAATTTTTATCTTCTTCACCGAGTGTCTTAAGCTTGTTTGGCTCAACGGCGCCATTCTTGTCATACAAATGATCCAAATTCATTTTTACTATCTCCAGTAGTAAACTCCAGGTTAGATGAATGGGCAGGAGATGGAGTATCTCTTTTCGGTTGGCCGACCTAGCCCAATTCAATACTATTTAAGTATTATCCACTAATCTCATCAAACGAAATACCAGTCCGAACTGCGACAAACGAGAGTTCGATGTAATTAATTGAGCGAGCGGGCTTGATAAAGATTGATGCAACGAATCGATTTTGGTCAATTGTGTTTGGATCGTTATTAGTTTCATCACAAACAACTCGGAAATCCGTGATACCACGACGACCTTGAACATCCCGAAGGAATGGCTCTACCATTGAACGGAACTGAGCACGTGTAAACGCGTCGTTGAATTCAAATAGTTGATATTGAGCTGCGGTTGCAATGGCCTTCTCAAGGGCAATGAATAACCGACGAACATTAATTCGATCAAACGCGCTCGGCTTGGCTAGTAGAGTTTTATCGCCAAACAGAACAACACCCTGACCGCGAAGTGAAACCACTGGGTTAACACCAGCCTTATAAAGTTCATCACGTTGAGCCTGATTTGGATTGAATGCAAGCTTAACAACGTTCTTGACTTGACCACGATTTAGACCACCGGGTGACCACCAACTATCATTGGTATAATCTGTTCTAGCACATAGACCGGCGATATCACCGTTTAGTGGAA